CGATCCCGAGTTGGCGGGCAAACACATGAAGCCAGAAGATGCCCCGAGCTACAACGAGTACCAGTGGGAGCTTCGCGGCAAGAAGCCTAAGAACTTGGAGTCGGGTGGAGGCAAGCATGAAGGCCTGAGCCCCATGGAGTACTTCATGACCGCCAGCCGCGACATGTATTCTCCCGATCCCGATCTTGCGGGGAAGCATATGAAGCCCGAAGATGCCCCGAGCTACAACGAATATCAATGGGAGCTTCGCGGCAAGAAGCCCAAGAACTTGGAGTCCGGCGGCGGCAAGCATGAGGGCTTAAGCCCCATGGAGTACTTCATGACCGCCAGCCGCCGTACTGCTGCCCCGGACTATCTGCAGAAGGCCGACGAGGCGCTGACCAATTTGCTCAACCAGAAGGCCGAGGAGTTCCAGCAGGGCATCGCCCCGCTGCAGCAGGCGCTGCAGACCGTGCAGCAGGCCGAGCAGGAAGCCCAGGCGGCCAATCCGCTCAACGTCATGCCTCCGGCCGGAACGGTCAACGTCCTGCCCGAGTCCCCACAGGGAGCCGGAGGAGACCCCTCCGGCGGCGGGGGCATGGATCCCAACGCGCTGGCCGCCTTGATGGGCGGCGGTGGCGATCCGAGCATGGGTGGCGGCGATCCCGCCATGGGGGGCGGAGCCCCGCCGGGACTAGACCCCGGCGCGATGGGCGGAGCTCCCCCGGCAGCGGCCGGGCAGGGCGCGCTGCCGCCAGAACTCATGGGCGGCCAGCAGCAGATGATGGCCCGGCGTCGCACGGCCGGGGATAGTGTCCATCAGCGCTGGAAGAAAAACGAGGTCAAGCGCGAAGAGCGGTTTAAGTCAAGTTTTGACAATCCGGGCTGGGACAACTTGACTTCTCATCCCGACTTTGAGGGGTCTGGGTGGAAACCTTATGACATAGATTTTCTGCGCAGGGAGTACAAGACTCCTGAAAAAGCTCAGAAAATGATCACAAAAAGCCGCCAATTTAACGACAAGGTCAATGCAGCAGCAACTGGGGCCAGCCTTGCCGATATTGGCAGAGAGCACGGTGTGCATCCAGCAACACTTCGGGACTACTCCGACCTGGGCAATTACACAAATTACTTTGACGCCCCGCTGAAGCCTAGGCACGAGTGGATTGCTCGCGGAGTGGCGCAGAAACACTGGCCCAAGAAGCCGACGGTAGATTACTCGGACCCCTCGTCGGCTCAGGTTGGCCTGACGGTGGCCCGCCGGGGAAAAGGGCGAGGGGCTTCTAGCCCCCGCACCGCCAAGAACGTCGACCAGCTCTGGGAAGAATACTCCCACCAAACCACCTTGCGCGGTGGCGAGCCGGATGTGGACACCTTTGCCGAAAAGTACCGGGTCGGCCCCAGGGCCATCCAGCGGATCCGGCAGAAGGCGATGGGAGGGTAGTCATGGCACCCCGGCGAAAGCAGGCGTGGACCGGGTGGGGAGCCCCGGCGATGAAGCGTGTCGCCGGGTGGGACTTCGACCACCGGCTCAACGGCTACGTGACGACCGCCGCCGACCGGTTCTCCTGTGACTGCGGCGAGGAGTTCGACACCCCCAGCGGCTACCGCAAGTGCGGCTCCTGCGGGCGGGCCTGGAACTCCTACGTCATCGGCACCGACTCCCACGGCAAGGAAGCCTCCCTGGAGAAGGTCATCGTGCGGGAGATCCCGGTGCGCAAGGATGTGATCGTGGCCAGCAAACGCCCGGCCGCGCGCCGCCAGGCCAAGGGCGACTGCACCTGCTGGGACGGCTACGAGCGGGTGCCCGGTACCAAGCCGTGTGCCTCGGGCTCGTGCCGCAAGAAGGAGGCCCGGCGCTACGTGGCCTGGTGCCGTCAGGTCGGCCGGATGCCCTCCACCGCCGGACTGCGCCGGTTCCGCACCGCCGAGCGGATGGTGCGCATCGCCAAGGGTGACGAGCCTTACCAGGACTTTGAATACAGTCCTGGTATGTGGCGAGGGATTCACAACCACTATTACTACCCTGAGCGCATCCCCAAGATTTACGATTACGATCAGTTCCGCAAAGACAATCCGGATTGGTTCAACCCCGACGGCAGCCCCAACCCGCCCCCGATGGGGGATAGCAATCCATGGTCGATGAGCAATCGCAAGATTGCTCCCCCCATGAACTTCTCGCCGCGTTCTCAGTACCCGGCCCCCAACAGGGGCCCCGAGTATGGGTGGGTTAATCACCTCTACCAGCATCACACCGAAGACGAGATCAAGCAGCACTGGCCTGAGATTCCTCGGGATGAGTGGACCGGGTATCCCGGTGCAGACAATGGAAGATACAAAACTCATCTCATGGGCAGGCCGGGCCAGTGGAAGGTCTACGCCCCGGGTTACGAGTTTGGACAGCCCATTGAGTCTGGCCCCATGCCGACACGCGAGCCCGCTCCGGGCTATGCTCCCGGCACAGCCCCCAAGCCCAGTGGGATGCCCAAGAAGCGCCGCGCCGACCGACACAACCTGCGCCGCAAGGATCTGCAGGAGCAGATCGGACCGGATGACGATCAGGACGAGGTGACCATCGAGCACTTCTCGTCGCGCCGCCGCCGCGCCGAGCTGTTCGACCTTGACGAGGAAGGCGGCACCGCCAAAGGCAAGGGGCGCGCGGGCGACACGCCGACGATGCGCAAGAATCCCCCCGATTGGCACCGGCGCGACAAGAATCAGCGCTGGACCAAGTAAACCGGAGGCTGCCCTGTGGCGAAGATGTGCTACTCGTGTAAGGCACTGAAAGAGATCGTCTACACCGATTCCAACGAGGTGGACTACTGTCGGGAGTGCGTGGGGGCGATTCCCACGCCCAGCGTGGTGCGGGCGATGGACTTCCTGATGGCCACGATCCCGTATGCGGCCGGGGATCGGGTCGAGTGCCGCACCGGCGGGGAGATCTTCGACGGGATCGGCGTGGTCGACGGGGTCAGCTTCGACCTCAAGGACGGCGGCACCCCGGTGTACCCGGCCTTTCACGTCGTGCTTGACGACAAGGCCTACCCGGAGGCTCCCGACGAGTGCTGGTACACCGAGGTGTGTCTGCGGCCCGCAGAGAAGGTGAGCAGTGACCACTCCTGAGCGCTTCACCGTCACCGACCGGCGCGGGGTGACCCGCACCTCCTCGGGCCTGGTGGTCGGCGGGGCCGACACCGAGATGCGCCGCCTGCGCGCGGCCGGGTACTCGCTGCCGCACTCGCCCACCCAGGCCCGCATCGCCGCCACCCAGGTGCGTGAGCGGGTGTCCACGCCGGGTCAGCTGCAGAGCGATGTCAAAGCTCAGGCCGCCGCCATGCGCCGGTCGCGGATGGCCAACCTGCGCCGGACGGGCTCGGACACCTCCATCGCGCTGCCCAAGATTCGTCAGCCCTTGTCCAGCCTGCAGGACAAGAACATCCCGTGGAACATGTCCGACCCCAAGGAGCAGACCGACGCCCGGACCTGGGCCCGACTGTTCTACGCCACCCACGACCTGGTGCCGCTGCTGGTCGACATCTACGCCAAGTTCCCGGTGGTGGGCCTGGAGTTCCAGTCCAAAGACCCCAAGATCGAGCAGTTCTACTCCGAGATGTTCCTCAACGACCTCAACTACGAGGAGTTCCTGCCCGACGCGCTGGGCCGGGAGTACTTCATCTCCGGCGAGGTCACCACGCTGGCGCACTTCAACGAGTCGCTGGGCATCTGGTCCTCCGAAGAGGTGCTCAACCCCGAGATGGTGCGGGTGAGCAAGTCGCTGTTCACCGAGCAGGAGCGGGTCCAGCTGGTGGTCAAGGACATGGTGGAGTCGCTGCGCAGCGGCGGTCCATTGGGGTCCAGCCAAGAGAGCCCCTCGGAGCGCAAAGAGCGTACCTGGGAATACAGTCAATTAGTCAAGCACTACCCGGAGATCATCCGGGCCGCCGAGATGGACGATGGCCTGGACATCTCCGAGGCGCTGTGGAGCCGCCTGGTCAACCGGGTCAGCCCATGGGACACCCGGGGCACCCCGTTCCTCATGCGTTCTTTCCGCACCCTGATGATGGAGGAGAGCCTTAACGCCGCCCAGGACGCCGTCGCCGACCGGCTCTACGCCCCGCTCGTGCTGGCCACCCTGGGTATCCCCGACATGGGCGACGGCGAGCCGTGGATCCCCGACCTGTCCGAGCTGAGCGATCTGCGCGAGGACTTCCAGACCGCGCTGGCCGCCGACTTCAAGCTGATGGTGCACCACTTCGGCCTCAAGGTCGAAAGCGTGTTCGGTCGCGAGGCGGTGCCCCGGTTCGACACCGACTACGACCGCATCGACGCCAAGCTCATGCAGGCCTGGGGCATCGGCCAGGCGCTGATCATGGGCGGCACCGCCGCTGCGGGCACCTACGCCTCCTCGGCGCTCAACCGCGAGGTCTGCGAGCAGCTGATGGCGGGCTTCCAGCGCAAGGTCACCCGGCACATCCGCAAGCGGATGGAGGTGATTGCAGAGGCCCAGGAACACTACGACTACGAATTGAAGGGCGGCATCCGGCGGCCGATCTACCGCGAGGTGGTCGAAGAGGATCCCGACACCGGCGAGCAGCGCATCGTGCGCCAGCCCAAGCTGCTCATCCCCGACATCAAGTTCCGCAGCCTCAACCTGCGCGACGAGGCCACCGAGCGCCAGTTCATCACCGACCTCAAGAACATGGGCGTGCCGATCTCGGACAAGACCCTGGCGGTCAACATCGCCGTGGAGTGGGACCAGGAGATTCAGCGCCAGACCGAGGAGATGGTCTCCAAGCAGGTCGCCGAGGCCGAGTCGATGGCCAAGACCCAGAAGATCTGCGACGAGAAGGGTCTGCCCTACCCGGCCTGGCTGGTGCAGTCGCTGACTCAGACGCTGATGCTGCGCCAGCAGCTGGCCCAGACCAAGATGCTGGAGGGCCAGGAGGAGATGCAGGAGCAGCAGATGGACCAGATGGCCCCGGCGGGCCAGCTGGGACTGCTGCCGGGCACCCAGGACATGAGCGGCATGATGGGCGGCGGGGGCGGTGACCCGATGGCGGCCATGATGGGCGGAGCCCCTGATGGCGATCCGATGGCCGCCATGGGCGGTGGTGGCGACCCCGGCGAAGATCCCGGAGCCGCCGTGCCGCCGCGCAACCGCGCCCGCCCGGAGATCTCCGACGAGATGCAGGCCGGAGCACCCCGGGCGGCGTCCCGGCGACGCAGCGCCAAGCGCTCCGGCAAGGATGCCATTCGGCCACTGAGCAAGTTTGAGAAGGGGCCCAGCTCTTACGGAGCCGCCGGACGCACTTCTCCGGACCGGGTGGAGGCCGCGATCCGCCGCCGCGAGGTGATGGCCCGGCATCCGGTGGCCGGGGTTTCCGATCTGGTTGCCGATCCGGAGTTCTACGAGATGGTCAACGGCACGCAGTACGCCGACCAGATTCAGGCCGACTGGCCCGAAATCCAGAACGGTGGCGCACCCGAATCCGCCGCGCTACTGCACGATCTGGTCGAGCAGTACACCGACGCCACCGGCGTCGAGCCCGAGTGGAATTGATGTTATCTTTTATAGAACGGTTTTTGGGCGGGGTGTTGTGGGCGCTCCAGGGCGAGTCGGTGCGACGCTGGTCCAATCCGTTCTCGGCCTGGCGCTCCGAGCTGTTCTATTTTAACGAAAGCGATTCAATGGAACCTGAACGTCCCGAGACCTACACTACAGACACCACCGAGTACGGCCTGACGCTGCCTAACGGCCTGGTTATGTGGCAGACTCCCGACGGTCAGGCGATGGCCAGCCCGGCGCAGCGGGCCGCCGTGGTCAATACCCTCACTCGCAATGCTCAGGAATGTGGATTTACCCCAGAGCAGTTTCTGTCCCACTACAATTGGGTAGTCCGCAGAGTGCAGACCACTATCACCAACCTGGGCACGCTTTCCCTGACTGATCCGCGCATCATCGGGGGCGACCCGACTGAGCACGAGGACAGCGATGACAGCGATCACGACGATCAAGACCACCCGCCCGCCAACGGTGACGGTGGAGACCTTCGCGCAGGATCTGTGGGAGGCGCTGCGCCAGGAGCTGCGTGAGCAGATCGGCGGGGTGATCCGCCCGGAGGAGTTCGACAGCCAGGTGCCCTCGTGGGATCTGCTGTCGCCGCAGGCGCGTCAGCAAAAGGTGCAGGCAGTGCGGATGGAGCTGTTGCGCCCCATTCTGCGCGCAGGATACGAAATCCGCCGTCGGGTCTGAGGTTTCGGCCGCTAAGAGTACCCCTTTGAGGTTATGATGAAACCCCCCATGTGCGTGGGATTCATCACTTGACCGATAAAGGGTGGCTTGTATGCGCGGCGGTATCGACCTGTTCTATCTGACCCTCCCGGTGAACAACGCCGACGAGGCACTCAGTCTGTCGGAGTATCTCAACCAGCACGGGGTGTGCGCGGCCCCCGAGGGCAACGACGCCGTGCTGTGCCCCTTGGAGGATCCGACTCGCGTCACCGTCATCTCTCAATTGCGCAAGACCTGGGCGTTGTACTGGGAGCATTCCGACTCCGGGCTGTTCGGTCTGCCCGTGTTGCTCAAAACCCATCCCGAGGGCTGCCCGCAGTGCGGCGTCGGCCCGCGCGTCGAGTGATCGCCTTCTTCATGCTGTAACGCCTGGCCTCCGGTCCCGGAAGTTGTAGAGGACTAGGAGGCTTGTCATGGCGTTTGTCCACACCGCTTACGGGCTCGGCCGGATCGTCGCCACCGACACGGTGCGCGGCCGGACCCGGCACAAGGTGGCCGGACCGGGTTTTGAGGTCTGGATGGACGCCGCGCAGGTGCGCGAATCCTCGTTGGGCGACATCAACGAGAACAACTCGACCACGCTGCCCTATAACCCCGAGCCGCAGTACCCCACCGACATGTGGGCTCACGAGTCCACCATCCAGCCCGGCGACTACGAGATCGACGCCGAGGAGCGGCTCTCCCCGTCGGACTCGGTGAACTTCGACTCCCGGGACCGCCGGTCGTTCCCGGCCCCCGATCCGGCGCTGTTCGCCAAGAGCGCCGGATACCACGAGTACGACGACGCCCCCTACTCCGGCGAGGGGGGAACCTACAACGACTACGAGGGCCCCGGCGAGCCCGACGAGCGTTACCGCAACCACCCCGACAGCTGGAGCCACAAGCCCACCGAGCAGGACTACGCCGACTGGGAGGCCCGGCACGGCAGCCGCGAGGAGTTCCTGCG